CGTTGGAGTTCCTGCAGTACGTCGCCGAGACCATCCGGCACTTCGGGTACGTCAGGAACATCAGCGGCGAGCGCAGCACCGCAGACCGGGCGAGCGACTACTTCGGCGTTGACCACGGCTGGTTCACCGGCTGGTGGGGCAGGGAGATCATCAAGGACTACCGCGAGGAAATGGAGCGGTGCGGGTTCAACGCTGAGTCCACGGAGGCCGTCGAGGAGACCCGGAAGGCGCTGGAGTGGCTGGAGGGGCAGGACGAGGACAACACCTACATCCACAACCTCAAGACCGCCTGCGCCAATGAGTGGCTTTCCGGCAGGAACCTCGGCATTCTGGCGAGCCTGTTCCCGACCTACGACCGGGAGCTGGAGTACCAGAACCAGAAGCGGCGCGAGGCCGAGCAGGGCAAGCTCAGTCAGTACGTCGGGAAGATCGGAGACCGCGTGGAGGTCAAGGTCGGCTCCGTGAAGCTCATCACCTCTTGGGAGACGATGTACGGGACGACCTTCATCTGGAAGATTACCGACGAGGCCGGGAACGTCTTCACTTGGAAGACCGGCAACGGCATCCCGGAGGACTGCACCAGCATCAAGGGGACGGTCAAGGAACACACCGAGTACCGTGGAGTGAAGCAGACCGAGCTGACTCGCTGCAAGTGTGCAGCTTGAAGGAAAGACGACCGGGCCGGAGAAATCCGGCCCGGAGGGAAACACAGAAACGGAGGTAAATCATGAACGTCCCGAAGTACGCACAGCAGATGATGGAGCGAGCCACCTTCGACCGGCTCTATCATAACCCCAAGAGCGAACCCGGCTATACCATCTGGATTGAGAAGGAGACCCCGTACACCTACGCGAACACGCTCTACGAGGAGTGCGAGCGGCTAGTGAAGTGGGCGCGGCGCAACTTCGCCGAGGCCGAAATCCTTGAGTGCCCGACCATCACGCGGCATAACCGGCAGCGGGCGCTGGTCACGATCACCGACCCGGTGATGAAGCATCTGGAGCGGTACATCCCGGAGACGAAAGCGAGGTGGCAGTCGTGAGCGCAGCCCTCAGTCGGTGGTATCACGCCACGGTGAAGGACGGGTGGCGGTACAGGCCGGTGTCGTACCGCTCCACCTCCCGGAAGGGAAGCAAGGCCCACATGAGCGACCTTGAGACGGCATACAGGAAGCTCTACAAGGAGCCGATGCCGCAGAAGGCGCAGGTCATCAGCATCGTCGCAACATGAAGGAGGAGATCGGAATGTTCAGGTATTACAGCACACAGCGCCCGGTCGGGCCGGGGAGCTTCCCCCGGAAGGACGGCTGCATTGTTCACAACTTCGACAACCGGCAGGAGGTGCCGGAGGCTGGCTGCGAGGCGTGGGGGTATATAGATTACCCTGAACCGCTCACGGAGCGCGAGGCGGCGTCCTACGAGCTGCTTGACGGGCGGCTCAAGACGTGGTACGGGGTGGTCACCACCTTCGACGACCACGGGAGGGTGACGGCGGCGCTGGTGGACGTGAAGCAGGCCGTCGTGCAGCCGGAGAACACCTCGGCCTCCAGCCGGAGGAAGGACATATACATCGACTGGTACGCTACCAGAGAGGAAGCGGAGGAGGCCGTCGAGGAGGCGCGGAGGGTATAAAAATAACCCCAAAAAAATCTTGGGATTTTTTAATATACCTATTGACATACGCGCATGACTTCCCTATAATCATAATTGCCGGGAGGGAAACCGACCGAGTAACGACGAAAGGCAGGCGCTACATGGAGGAAGAAATGACGGTTGTTGAAATGCAGCGGTTCCTCGACGAGGAAGCCCGAAACGGAACCCCGGAGCTTGAAGCCTACCAGAAGTTGATGCGCATCCTCGGCGTTCACTTCTACCCCGCAACAGAGGATAAGGAAAAGGGTTCGCCCCAGCCGACCAAAGCGTAGCGAACCCTTAGGGTGACACGAAGGGCAGGAAGCCTGCCTCCTGTCCTTCTCACTCTAACATAGCGGCAGGCCAATGTCAAGAGGAGGAGCTATTCATGAAGTTCGAGAGCATCAACAAGCGGTACACCGAGAAGGTCGCCGAGTATCTGGCACAGGGCTGGTACATCAACTCCGCGAGCATGGCGGGGCATCAGGGCGAGATCAGCAAGATCGACCTCACCAACGGCACCGACATCATCCGCATCATGCTGGACAGCGGAACCGTCCGCACGACCGAGAACGGTCACTACTACTACCTTGAGCGCGTGGCCCTTGTTGTGGGCCTTTCCCAGCCGGAGAACCGGGTACGCCCGAACTCCAGCAGCAACTTCGACACCATCTGGAACGAGCGGCTGGACATCCTCTACTGCGAGGAGTTCTACGAGATCGGCAGAGGCCGGTATGAGAAGTGGTACGGCACGAGGGAGGAGGCCAAGGCCCAGCAGGATATGCAGCGCGAGCGGATGTACCGCAGCGCGGTCAACTCCCGCGAGGACGTAACCGAGAACCCCAAGATTGCGGCGGTCATCCTCCGGGCGGTGCGCCGGGAGAAGGGCATGAAGACCGTCACGGCGAAGGAGATCGAGCGCATCACCCGCAGGCACACCGAGAGCGGCCTCCGCTACGAGGTCAGGGTGCGGGGCAAGGACGTCACCATCAGGAGCGGAGGTGCCACATGGGCAAGCCGGTGAAGCAGATCGAGCAGGCGTTCATCGACGCGCTGGAGGCGCGGGATTGGGCGGTCAGCAGCTACACCGACGACGGGCGTGTGGAGCTGGAATGGTACTCTCCGGCAGGCGAGGACTTCTGCATCTGCGTGGCGGTCGATAACTTCCCGGAGGCGGTCGCCGAGTACGCTGCCGACTTCGACATCGACGAGCATATCGCCATGTGGATAGAGGCCAAGAGGAACGGCACCAGCGGTGTCCCCTCCACGCGGGAGCTGGTGCATGACGCCGAGGACATCGACAAGGAGCTGCAGGAGCTGGCGGCGGCGCTGGCAGAAGCGGAGGCGCGGAATGGATGAACAGATGAACGTGCTGACCCCGGATGACTTCACCTTCACCGGCCTCCAGATCGGCGACCTCGTGAGCGAGGCCGTGGTGGAAGACCTGATGAACATGATGCCACCGGCCTGTATGAGAAGCGACTGCTCGCAGCTCGGCGAGCCGCACAGCCACCGGGAAGACCCGGAGACGGGGAAGTACCGGGCAACATACGCCACCTTCAAGCGGGTGCGCGGGAGCTGGCCTGACGGGATATGGGCCTACTGCGGCAACTGCTTCCGGGGCGAGAACGTGGAGCGCGGGAAAGACCCGCCGTATGTGAGAGGGGTGTGACGTGGGAAGGATGCCGAAATGGTGCCGCAGGGCCTCCTGCTGGCGCAGGCTGCCTTCTCCAGCCCTTGCAGGTAAGAATACCAGCCGGAGAGCGCGGCCTCCCTGAACCCCTCTCTCGTGGCGAGAGAACCATAACAGAGCAAAAAGGAGATCATCATGGTTAAGAAGCAGAGCATCACCGACTTCATCAAGGACTACATGGAGCGGCACAACATCAGCCTCCGGGCGGTCGCCGAGAAGATGGGCGTCAGCTATCAAAACGTCTGGCTCATTCTCAACGAGCGCACCGAGGTTCCCGGTAAGGGCAAGGCGGGGAGACGCGACCCGAACTACCTGACCGTGAAGCGGCTGATGGACGCGCTGGGCCTTGAGCTGGAGATCACCCGCTGCACCCCGATGAACCCGCAGGAGGTTCTGCGCCTCGCGGAGCATGAAAACATCGGGTTCAGCACCCTCCAGAGAGTGCTGGAGGCGGGCGGCTTCCACTTGGCAGTCAAAGAGAAGCGATAAAGGGCGAGGAAGCCCAAACACAAAAACGGAGGTATGATATGGACATCGAGAAGAACAGCGGCATGACCATCGAGCAGTTTGAGGCCTGCGCGAAGGAGCTGGTGCCGGTGCTGGAGAAAGCGCAGGAGATCATGAGCCGACACGCCTGCGGGAAGTATCTGCGCATGACCGTCAGCAGGGACTATATGTGCGCCGAGGGCGACGCGCTGGGCGGCTGGACGCTTATGCAGTGCAGCGACGGCGGCTGGTGCATCAGGTACGAGTTCAGCACCGTACTGACCCTCGCTGGGGAGGAGGTGCAGGGCCATGCCTGAGAGAGTGTACTACCCCATCAACGAGGCGCTGGCGAAGCAAGCCAAGGAAATGATGTCGCACGACGACTACCGGCCCGGAAGCAAGACCGCGAGCTACCGCTCGGCGGTGGACGCAGCCTACGACCTCGCTGAGAAGATCGCGCGGGATAGGCCGAAGGAAGCGGAGCGGGCGTGGCATATCGCCACGGCGTATGCGCGGCGCATGGCAGCGAACATGAACGACGAGCTGCGCATCGGCTGTATGTGTCCGTCCGTGCTGGTCTCCGGGGCCGGGAACTTCCCGGTCAAGAAGAAGGAGAAGCAGGTCGCCGCGTGGGAGCGGAACGCGCAGGAGTATCGGGAGATACAGGGCTACCTCGATAAGCTGCACGGCATCTACGTCGGGCGCTCCATCATCCGCAGCGACGACGAGGACGCCATCATCCGGCTGGAGGAAAAGCTCGCCGCGCTGGAGGAGCTGCAGGCCCACATGAAGGAGGTCAACGCCTACTTCCGCAAGCACAAGACCCTCGTGGGCTGCCCGGAGCTGACCGAGAGCGAGCGCGAGGAGGTCGAGGCAGACATGGCGAGGGGCTTCAATCACGACGTACCATTCCCCGGCTGGGCGCTGTCGAACAATAACCAGACCATCCACAACACCCGCGAGCGGCTGGAGAGCTTGAGGACGGCAAAGAGCCGGATGACCTACGAGACCGATTATTCCGAGTACGGCTTCACCTACGAGGAGAACGTGGAGGATATGCGCTTCCGCTTTTTCTTCGACGGGAAGCCGGACGACGAGACCCGCGACCTGCTCAAGAGCCACGCCTTCAAGTGGTCGCCGAAGAACGGCTGCTGGCAGCGCCAGATCACCGACAACGCTCGCCGCGCCGTAGACACAATCATTGAGAAGCTGACGAGGCCGCAGGCCGCGACAGAGTAAAGGAGGCACAGATGAATAAGCATATCTGCATGGGCCGCCTGACCCGCGACCCGGAGCTGCGGTACACGCAGACAAGCACGAGGCCGGTGGCGAGGTTCCGGCTCGCCGTTGACCGGCGCGTGAAGAAGGAGGGGCAGCCGACCGCCGATTTCTTTAACTTCGTCTGCTTCGATAAGCAGGCCGAGTTCGTGGAGAAGTACCTCCGCAAAGGAACGAAGGTGCTGGTCGAGAGCAGGCCGCAGAACAACGAGTACACCAAGGAGGACGGGACGCAGGTCTTCGGCATCGAGTTCTATGTGGAGAGCATCGAGTTCGCCGAGAGCAGGGCTGCGACCGACGAGCAGCAGCCCCCGGCAGCAGGAACACCCGCGCCCGCGCCCGCGAGGGCAGGAAAGAGCGCCGGAGACGGGTTCACGCCCTACACCACCCCGGACGAGGATTTGCCCTTCTGACCTTGCCATACTCCGCTTTTCGTGGTAAGATGGCGTTGTTTACAAAAGGAAGATTTCGGTCACAACCGTTAAAGGTTGGGGATGCTATGTTCATCTATTGACACCGTTTTCTTGCAAACGTAAACAACCGAATATCTGACCCACAGAGGAACGCGAAAGCGGAGTAGTCATAACGGCTACTCCGCTTTTTTCGTACCATTTTCGTGACGCCACGAAAAAGGTCAGGCCCGCCAGAGGAAGGAATGGGTCAGACCGTTCTTGAATACCAGCCGGGAGACGCGACCATCGGAGAGGTAGATGGAGTCCACGATGCTCTGGATGAACTCTTTCAGCACCTCCGGCGACGTGTTCGAGGCGAGGCCCCGGTAGTAGACGTACTCCTTGTCCTTGAGCTTGGAGACGATCAGCAGGTGGGAGGCCTGCCGAATGAAGTCCTCGTCTGAGAGGGTGCCGGTCTCGCTGCGGCTGATAAGGCCGAGCCGGTTCCCCACCTCGTCGATGCGGGCGGTGATTTCCTTCTTGCGGATGATGAAGTCCTTTTCAGACATGGCCCGGTCGGAGTACAGGTAAAGCTCCTGCAGGCGCTTGAGAGCGCGTTCCTGCTTCTCCTTCTCCCGGCGCAGGGCCTCTACCTCAGGGGAGACGGCGGCGCGGTTCTTTGGCTTCTTCGTGGCGAAAGAGAAGGAGCCGTCAGAGCCGTACCGGGACAGCAGGTTATACAGCTCGTTCAGACCGTCCTGCTCGATACGCTCCACCTCGGCGAAGGTGGAGCCGCGCAGGAGGCGGTGCTCAAGCTCCTCCGGGGAGCCGACGCCAGAGAACGACCGCTTGGCATTGATGATGTTCAGGATGTAGTTGACGACGAACTCCCCGACAACGATGTCGGAAACAGTGGCATTGTCGCACTCCGAGGTCTTCCGGCGCTTCGGGCAGAGGTAGTTGGCAGACCGATACCCGTCCGCGTGGAGCTTCCCCGGCGCGGCGCTCATGCGGGAGCCGCACTTCCCACAGTAGCAGATGCCGCCGAAGACGTAGACCATGTTCGTGCTTTTTGCCTTCCCGACCGCATTGAAGGAGCGGGCGTTGGTGTCGCGTATCTCGTTCATACGGGTATGCTCCTCCAGCGTGAAGATGGCGGGGTGGTGGTCATAGACGAGTACCCACTCGTCCTCCGGGTTCAGCACCCGGCGCTCCGTCCCCTTGTGCTTATTGTAGCGGTACACCCCGGCGTAGAAGGGCGACTGCGCGATAATCCAGACGGCGGTGGGCGACCACTCGGCACCGGCGCGGGTGACGAAGCCGCGCTCGTTCAGGAGCCGGGAGGTGTGGACGAGGGAGCGGTACTTGAGGTAGTCGTCCTTCAAAATGCGGCAGACAGCCGCCTCGTCCTCCCGGATGGAGAAGGTTGAGGTCTCCGGGTCGTAGTCATACCCGAAGGGAACCCGCCCGCCGTTCCATTGGCCCTGCGAGGCGCGGGAGATCATCGTCGCGGTCACGCGCTCGGAGGTCATGTTACGCTCCAGCTCCGCGAAGACGAGGATGATTTTCAGCATTGCCTCGCCCATAGCGGTCGAGGTGTCGAACTGCTCGTTCTTGGAGACGAAGGTGACACGGAGGGATTGCAGCTCCCGGTACATCTGCGAGAAGTCCAGCAGGTTCCGGCTGATGCGGTCTATCTTCCAGACCAAGACATGAGAAAACTCGCCCTGCCGGACACGAGCCATCATGTCCTGAAAGGCGGGGCGGTCAGTATTCTTCCCGGAGTACCCGGCATCCTCGAATATCTCGTAGTCCGGGATGCCGAGTATCAGCTCCGAGTACGCTATGAGGTCTTTGCGCTGCATCGGCAGCGAGTCCTTATCCGCTTGGTAGGTGGTGGAGACCCGGATGTAGATCGCTGTCTTGCGCCTGCCGCCGTCAGAAGGTAACGACCGGCGCATACTTGTTCAGGACAGCCCACACCACCTTGCGGTCGTCCACGCTCGCCACCTGATAGCAGGCGAGAAGGCGCTGCAGCTCCAGCACATCCTCGTCCTCGTCAGGGCGCAGCCGGTTCAATTCTTCGATGATACTCGCCTCATTTGCCATCGTGGTTCCCCCTCCGTTTCCGTTCCCACATGAAGTATTCAAAGGAGATTATGCGTCTCTCTTGTCGATATATTTTTCCGGCCTCGCCTCGTGGGTACTCAGGAAGGCATAGCAGACCTCCTGCTTCTCGAAGGGGATGCGGGAGAGCAGGTCGAGCCACTTCTCCTCGTCAGAGGTCAGCACGACGGCCTTCGCTTCGTCGCCGAAGACAAGCTCGTCAAGGGAAATGTCAAGGTGCTTTGCGAGGTCGATCACCAGATCGAGCCGGGGGAAGTTCCCGGCCTTCCAAGAGCCGGTGTTCCCTTCGGCCCGCCCGATGGAGCGGAGGGCGTTGGTGATGGTGGTACCGCGCTTCTTGCAGGCGCGTTTGAAGTTCGTGTAGAGATCGAGTTCAGCCATAGAAATCACTCCGTTTCTGTGTCGTTTTCAGGGGCGCATGAGTTGCAGAAGAAAAAATCTGCAAAAAAACTCATAATTTTTTAATTTTCCTATTGAAAAACTCAAAAGACCGAGCTATAATTGAGGTACAATTTCAAAAACGTGAGTTTTTTGAAACTACGGCCCCCATCATCATAGCACACATAAAACCAAAAGTAAAGAAAGGAGGGCAGCCATGAAGCGAGATATTCCGCGCTGGTGCAAGGAGGCCAAGGTCGCCATGGTCTGGAAGAACCTTGACTACGAGGACGTGGCGAAGGCGACCGGGTACACCCGCCAGCACGTCTCGGCGGTAGTCAACGGGCGAGCGGTAAGCGAACCGGCGATCAAGAGGATTTCCGACTTCCTCGGCATCAGCGACGACTACAAGCGGCCCGCCTGACTGAGACCATCATACATCACGAAGACGGGAAACGGAATGGAGATCGGGTGCAGGTTATGGCAGAGAGTATTTACTTTCAGTGCAGGAAAGCAGCGGCAGAACACAACGAGAAGCTGAAAAGCAGGCCGGGAGCCGCCGAGCTGCTGGGCGTTTCGGAGTCCTCCCTCGCTCATTACGAGCTGGGTGTGACGAAGACGGTGCCGGTGGACGTGGTGGTGATGATGGCAGAGCTTTACGGAGCGCCGGAACTCAAGAACCTGTACTGCAAGAACGAGTGTCCCATCGGGCGGGATTGCCCGGTAGCGACGCGGGAGGTCAGCATCGAGGAGGCGACCGTGCATCTGCTCGGCGGGATGCAGCACGAGGCCATGCAGGACGCGGCGAAGACCCTGCTGCGTATCGCCGCAGACGGGGTACTCACCCCGGAGGAGGCGGCAGAGCTGGAGCCGATGCAGGCGGCGCTGGACATCGTTTGCAAGGCCGTATCTGAACTCAAAATCCTTGTGGAGAAGACACGAAAACGGAAAGGAGAACGCCATGGAGCTGATTGACAGGCTCAAGGAGATCATGAGCCGGGACTTCGGCATCAACTCGGACGCGGAGTTGATAAAGGCCGTGGAGGAAGCGGAGGAGCTGGACATAGGCATCTTCGTGATGCCGCTGACGGAGGTGCATTATGAGAGAGCAGTTTAAGCGGAGAGCGGGCATCGTGGGCGTGGCGCTGTTCGTGCTGGTGGCGAGCGTGGCGCTGGCAGCCACAACCAGCACGGAAGCGAACAACGACGCGGGCAGCGGGTCCGAGACGACCTTCACGCCCCTCGCGGCACAGATCGAGATCGACCGGGCGCGGGAGGAAGACCGCGCACAGCGGCGGGCCGAGGACGATGCGCTCATGCAGGCCATAGAGGACAGCCGGAGGCAGCACGAGGAGGAACAGCGAGCCGCGTTTCTGGCATACATGGAAGCCGAGCTTTACGCGCCCGACGAGGCGCAGGCTGCCCCGGAGCCGGAGGAGGAGTTCTGGAACAACCCGGACAGCCTGATAAAGAGCCGGGACTGGAGCGCCGAGGAAGACACAATCCTGCTCCAGATCGCCATGGCAGAGGCCGAGGGCGAGGGTGTCGAGGGCAAGGCGCTGGTGATGTGCGTGGTACTGAACCGCGTATGGAGCGCCGGGTTCCCAAACAGCATCGAGGCGGTCGTGTTCCAGAAAAATCAGTTCTCCCCGGTCGCGCCGGGAGGCCGGTACTACACCGTCACCCCGGATGCCGAGTGCTACGAGGCGCTGGACATGATAAAGCGCGGCTGGGACGAGAGCGAAGGCGCGACGTTCTTCGAGGCCTACTACAACAGCAGCACGTGGCACAGGGACAACCTGCAGCGCCTGTTCCAGTACGGCAATCACATCTTCTACAAGGTGCCGTAAGGAGGGGAGAAGACAGTGAGGTACATAGAGCGGTTCATCCTTCACTATTGGTTTCCCTTGACGCTGGGGATGTTCATCACGGCGGCGCTGGTGCTGGTGATGCTCCCCATCCGGGGCCGGTTCGCCATCGGTGGCGAATGGATGTTCACCCCGGTTCTGCTCGCGGCGCATATGCTCCTGCGAGACCACTACAAGAGGAAACGGAGGCGGGAACGTGCCATACGCAGACATACGAGCCACGCTTGAGGACGAGGGCTACCGCCTCGCAGACGGCGAGTACATGGAGCTGGTCGCATACGCCAGAAGGAAAGCGGCCTGCTCCGGCAAAGACGAGAGCTATATCCCCCTGCTGCTGCCGGACGTGATAAAGGAACACTTCTTCCGCATCACCTTCAACGCGATCTCGGCGCTCCGGGCGGGTGAGCAATACA